CGGAACCTGGCATTTTTACGTGGATGACGCCAAATTCGCCGCCCTCCGCCATCGCCCCGATGCCCCCCTGGCCACTGCTGCAACCAGTCTCGTGGAGCCCAACTTTTCCCTGGACGACTCCACCCCTTTCTGGCTCGGACTGCAAGCCATCGGTTGGAAGCGTTGGATCGCTCGCTACTGGCAACAGGACGGCCGCCGCATCCTCGTAGACCTGCACGTCCCGGACAAATTCGCCCAACTCAACCTCCTCGGCGTCCCCAAGGGATGGACTGCATACGCGACCCGCGCGGCGGAACGCAAGATCACCGACCTCGAAAGCGATCACATGCTGGCCATGGCCCACGCTGGTTCGTCAGACCCTCAAGACCTCATTTTCCTCGTCTACGGCGGCGATCACCGCGTTCAGGCCTGGTGCCAGCGCCGCGCGGCAGAATGGGTGCCATGCGCCGCGCTCAAGGCTACTCCGGAGTCATAATGTCCCCAGATTGATACTGTTCTCGCAACCTTTTGAGTCGTTGGTCAGCTAGCCGAGCAATCGATTGCACCTGGCGGCGCCCATCTGTGGCGATTGCATTGATGGCCTCCTTGGAGGCTCCATCTGCCCCCATTTTTTTCATCTGCTCAATATTCTCATCCAAAACCTTAGCAGTCTCCTTGAGCGCCCAACCATTAATGCTTTCACTTCGCGCCAGGAATTCGGCGGCTCTCTGCTCCCGTTTGGCGGTCTCCAGCGCTCCCACGGCTTCTTCGAGTTTGATCCGCAAGCCTGAGAGCGCCGCGCGCCCTTTGGTCCCCATCCCCGCCGTTGCTCCACGTCCCATGGACCGGGCGAAGGAGTCAACTCTTAAACATCGTGCCGATCGCCCAGCGCCAGATCCTGGCTAGATCCCACAAGGCCCAAATCCCCAGCGCCAAGACCGCCACGAACACCCCCACAATCCCTAGCACGATCCACATCGGGTTCATGCCACCCTTGCAACGTCAAAAGCGCGCCCTGAAGAAGCTCCCGATCGCGCTCCCCAGGAAGGCACCGCCCGCCATCGCTGCACCTGGGGCCTTGCTTGTAGTCGCCTCCACCTTCGCCCCTTCGATCCGAACGGTGGCCGCCGGTCCGAATGCCACCGTCCGGGTCAGAGTCCCCGTCGCCCGCACATACGTCGTATGCGAGGTGTAACACCCAACAGACTGCAAGGCCACCCCAACCAACAAAGCTCGAGACCACCCCTTCATTTCCTCAAAGCGTGGATTTCATCCCTCACGGCCACCAGTTCGTCCCGTAGATTAGACCGATCGTCCTCGCATTTTTGTGCCCGGACGGTCAGATCCCGGCACAGCCCCTCCAAGGCATTGATTCGGGCTGTCTGCGCGACAGAATACTGGTTGAACATATAACAGATGGCGCCAGCCAGCGCCGCTGGCCAGCCCATCTCCGTGACAAACTGCGCGGGTTCCATTCAGGAATCACCGCTCAGTTGAACAAACTGCGGAGGTGCTTCGCGATCGGCAACACCGTGTCGTCGTCCAACTTCGTGGGGGTGGACTTCACCATGTTCTCGAGCTGGGTGACTAAGAAGTCCAACACCTCGCGGATCTTGTCCTCCGTCAGCACTGCCAGGAGTTGATTCACCAGCGCGGGGATCAAAAGCTTCAACATTTCCTTCTTCAGCATACCAGCAAAAGTCCTGTCAACCTGCAACAACCCCAGCTTCACCTCCGTGCCCCACGACGCCGGTTCTGGATCGACCTCAGGCATCGCATCGATCACCGTCAGGCTTTCCGACTGCACCACACCCGCGCCCAAGCCCGTCGCGTGGTCGCAAACATACGGCACTAGCCAGCTCTTCCCTCCTCTGCGAGCCGACGCCAAATTCGCCGCCCAGTCCCACCCTCTCCCCATGTGATCTGGCGGCAACGTCTCCAGATCACTCCGCCGCCACAGGGTAAATCCCGCCGCCGTGGATCCCACGATCCGCGCCGTCTCCACATCGTCCACCTGGATCGTCGGCACCCAAGCCTCCAACTCTTCGGACGCGCACGCATACCCGGGCCGATACCGCTCCTCATACACTGCACCGACGACGCCCACCGGCGTCCGGCCAGATCCGGCCACCCACGGCCTCATCGTTACATTCATCCGCCGCCAGGTCTCTGCATGCTGGGGATAAACATCATCTTCCCAGGTCAGGATCCACGGCTCCGGCGTCATTTCCAGCGCACGTTGATACAGCCCATAGACCCTCGCGTGCCTCGCCAGGCGCAAGGCCTCGTCACTCATCCCCTGTGGAGCGCCCAGAGATTCTTCCCCTGTCACAAGCGCACGCACCACCCGCTCAGGGCCCACGATCCCGGCGATCTCCCCGGCCAGCCAATCCGCTGCCTCCGGTGGCCCATCCACCAGCACCGTCACCGCCAGATCCGGCGGCAGCTCGTGCTCGCGCAAAGATTGCAACCACCGCTCACTCAAAGCCCGATCCCCCCGATGGATCGTCATCAGGCCAAACTTCCGGGAGCCCCAAAGCTTCTCAGCCTCCGTCGCGGACTTGGACCGTTGCAACGGATGCCCACGCATCAGGATCGGCTCCCCCAGCATCCGCCGGAGCCGCCAACCCGCAATCTGCAACGTCCAACCCAGCCGCCAATCCTCCAAGAAGGTCCGGGGCCATCCACCCACACCCAACACCGCCTGGCGCCGCCACGCTGCGTTTGTATCCACCCCATACTCATCCCGAGCATCATCGGGAGTCATGAAACCAAGGTACGCGTCCCGATCATCCGCCCGGCCGATCGCCGACGTGAACTCCTGAGCCAATCCCGGGCGGGGCACATTGTCCGCATCCCAAAACACCACCCAAGGGCTCTGGCAACGCTCCAGCCCGGCATTGCGGGCGCCGCTGGGATGACCTTCATTCACCTCCACGATCTCCCAACCGGGGAGCGTCACGCGCATCATGGCGCGATGCAATTCGCCAAACTCACATTGATCCAATACCAAGACCTTCTTCCCCGGGATATCTGCATTCGGCCATGCGGCCAAACATTCGTTGAGATACTCCCCAAGATACGGCCGATGGCACGTCACCACCAAATCCCACGGTACCGCAGACCTCCGCTCGGCAGGCGCCACCGGCTCACTCCGCCCCATCATCCGCGCGGCCACATCCGCCGCATTCACTCGCTGTTTCATTTCTGTTGGATTTCGATTTCATTTCCTTCAGCTCCCAGGCGAGCACCTTCCCGGCATCGTCATCACCTGCGAAGCGCTGGCCACCAAGTCCCCAGCCAACCGAGCCTGAGCCAGCACCGTCTTGGTGGATGCCCAGGGGAACGTGAACGTCGTGCTCGGCAGAGGTGATGAGAACGTGATGGTCTGCCCCCGCGTCAGTGTTCCAGACCAGATCACCGTGCCGATCGTGGACGGTCCGGAGGCTAGGCCGATTTGGACCGCATAAGTCCCCACAGGACCGCCGGTCAACGACACTTGGCCGATCGAGACCGTTGTTGACCCACCACCTGGGGATTCATCAACGGTCAGGCCGTCGATACAGAATCCCGTCGGCGCCAAGAATGATGAGACGTTGTTGCTCTGGGTGAACGCCAGCACAGGGAGCCCGCCGCCGCCACCTCCAGCCGTTGGCCGATTCCGACGCCGTCCCGGCAGCCACTCCGGCTCAGACGGGCGCGGTGGCCATGGGATCGGCTCCTCCGGCCGCACCGGTTGCGGGCGGGCCCGTTCATCCACCGGCGGCATCGCCACATCCTTCCACGCCAGCGGCTCCATCGCATTGGCCACCGGCGGCAGCTCGCACCGGAGGCTCAGCGGATCCACCGCCGTGGTCAGCACATCATAGGGCCTGATCCGGAGCAGCTCCGCCAGGGCCGCCGCATCATTCACCCCTTCGCATCCCACCTGGAGTGTCGTCCAATCCCACGCCAGCCAATCCTCCTCCGTCAGATCACCCGCCTGGAGCACTCGGAGCGTGGCCCCGCTCTGGTACCACCACTTCCCCTCGTTCCAGCGGAGCCACTTGTCCGTCCACCCGGCGCGCCGGATCGGATAGCCGCGGCGGCCCACCCTCCGGGCGTAGGGGAGATGCATGCGTGGGGGGATCGTCGTCGCCATGATTTCCTCAGGTTCAGTTCACTGCACCACCAGCGCCGCTCAGGCCACGTAATCCCGATGCGCCACCAGCCAGAACGATAAGCTGCTCCGGGTCGCGGGTCGTGGTTCCTCCTCGCCCATATCCACCAGATACTTCGTCTGGATCTGAGCCAGCAGCGGCACCGCGCTCCCCTGGGGCTTCTCGCGGTCCTGGATCAGATTCGCGATCATCGCGTCCGTCAGGACCAGCCAGATCGTGTATCGGGCCGTGTCGCCGTCCCCCTCCTTCACCGGCACCTCGTCGCCGCTGGGCACGAGCGAGATCCCTGACTCCGTGTCCTCCTCCCGCACCGTCACCCGGATCTCCGTCACCGGCAGATCGATCACCGTCTTCCGACGCGCGTACGTCACCGTGAGGGGGAACGCATCCCCGGCGCACACATGGACGATCTGCCGATGGTCCGGCGTCTCCTGCTCCTGCCCACGGAAACAAATCGCGTTCGTGTCCAGATCGATCACCGCGTGGAGCGCCCCGTCCGGCTCCACAACGGCATACTCCACCCCGAAGATGATCCGCACCGGCGTAGAGCTCCCGCTCCCGTTCGTGGCGATCAATTGCACCACCCAGAGGCTCCCCTCACTCTCCCGGTCCGGCGTCCCGCTGATCGCTCCCGTGCTCGTGTTCAGGGTGATCCCGGAGGGCAACGTCCCCACCACGCTCCAGCTCGTGGCGGCATCACTCCCCACCGCCACGCTCGGTTGGAACCGGTAAAGTTTCCCGCGTTCCATCGCGGGCAGGCTCGTCGTCGGGTCAATAATCGGTGCTGGCATGATCGTTTGTCAGTTCGTCCTCACACAATCTTCGCGATTCCCAGGGTCTCGTCTTCCGCCCCCGTGGAGCCGATGTTCAGCCCCCGCGCGGCCGCCAGGCCCACCGGATTCGCCTCATTTCCCGGGTCAAATCGGGTCAACCGCCCCCGGATCACAAACTCCGCTGCCGCTGGCGTTTGGGTCGAAGTCTCGTCGCCGTAAAGCCTCTTCAAGGCCGTGATCGTCCCATTGGCCGCCCGATCGATCGTCAGGCCCAGGCGATGGATCGTCGGGATCGGGCTCAGGATCATCCGCTGGCTGATCGCCGGAGTCGTCACCGCCCAGGTGATCCCGCTCAAGTTCGGCCCTTGGACCGTCGGCGTCGTCACTGCCCCGGGCACCCCATACTCCACCGCCAGCACCCACTGAGCCCGGCTCGTCGCGTTCAGGATCGCCAGCTCCAGGCCCAGATCGAGCGTAAACCGCCGCTTCGCCCGGAACTGCTCCGCCAGCACCGCGAATTCAAACAGCGGCACCTCAAACTGCAACGGATAGAACGTTTTCTCCGTCCCAAACTGCTCCACCGGATACCAATACCCCCGGCTCTTCACCGCATCCCAATAGACCGAGGCCAGCCCGTTCACGGGTAACAAATACCCGGCCCGACCGGACCCACCAGGGAGCCTCACGGCGGCGGAGCCCACATTCCGATAAATCTTGCCGGCATGAGTGGACCCGGCCGTGGGCAATGGGACAGGCAAGTCCGCCACCGCCACACTCGTGCTCACGGCAGGCATCAGCCCGCCTGGGCGGATCCCGCTCACATCCAGGCTCAAGAGAGAGCCCGTCACCGGGATCGCCTCCCGGGTCGGATACACAGAACTGATCGGCGGCAGCTCCCAGCGGGTCACCACATCCTCACCCGTCACCCGGGCCGCCAAAGCACCCGCTGGCACCAGCGTCTCCAGAGCCGTCACCCGCGCGCCCAGGCTCTCGAATGAGGCGTTCAACCCCGTGATCGCCGTCATCGGGTGCGTGTGCGCCTCGAACGCGCTCTTCGGCCCCGCCGCCGTCAACGTCACGATCAGCCCATCCGTCCTTGGGACTCCTGGCTCTTCGGCGGTCGCCCCATTCCAACTTGGCTTGATCGTCAGAGTGATCGAGTCGTCTCCCAGAAATACGACGTCATAATGGGTGCCCAGCACCATCATCGCGCCATTCGGCTCATTCTCGGCGACCGTGATGTGGAGGTTCCAGCTCCCCAGCTCGTGGTCGATATCAAACTGATCGTCCGTTCCGTTTCCGACCTCGCGCACATAATGCTGATCCCCCGTGATCACACTGTCCGGATCGTACGGGATATGATCCCGTGGCCCAGGCGGCCGAAGCCAATCAATACTCTGGCGCGCCGCCATCCCGGCCCGGATCACTTCGCGCCGGAGGGTCACAGCATCGCGGCAGACTGTGTAAACAAACGGAATATCCTCTTCCTCAATCTCCACCTCGATCTCCACCGCCAGGTCGGTCACATCGCCAGAGCGGAGCAGGGCCGCCACCTCGCGCGTGTTCAGCGGCATCACCAGCGTCACATCCCCGGGCGGAGCATCCACCACGAAGACCTCCAAAAGGGGATGATCGATCCCGATGAAATCCGTCCCGGTGAACTCGATAAACGCCGTGTTCCCGTCAGGATTACCCACCGTCCAGCCTTCCCCTTCCAGCGCGATCGCATTGAGGGCGGCCGCGATCTCCTCCGCCCCATCCGCCGCCGTCAGGGGTACCGTCCGGCGGAGATCCCACCGGAGCTGGTACGTCCCCACGAACCGCGGATCCACGTAAAGCTTCTGGACCTCGTTCCAGGTCGTCCCCTCGCTTTCGCCCCCGGCCTGGACCTCCGTCACCACCGGCGCGGGTGGGACGATGCGATCGAACCCGCTCGTAAACGCCACCGGCGCCTGGACCAGCCGGATCTCGTGGGCCAATCGCGACCCGCGCCGATAGGTCGATGTTTGCACAAAGCAATCCGGCTCCAGGCTGCTGGACGCGAACCCGATCGTCACCGGATCATCATCATGGGCCACATCGGGGAACGTCAGGCGATACCCCCCAGGCACCGCATCCACCGTGGGCGCGCCACCCGGCCGGGCCGCCAAGACCGTGGCCAGCGCTGGGGCATCCACGTTCCAGCTCACCTCAGGCGCCGTCCAGGCGCCGATCAGGAGGGAAAATCGGCCGCCCGTGGGCCGTGCATCCACCCGCCCCAAAGACATCCGCGCCGCCGTCACCGTGGGCCGCACCTCCACCAGATCCCCGCTGTCCACGCTGCGCGTGAACCGGAGCTGGACCCGCACATCGTCCCCCTGGATCAGTGGGGGCCAGGAAAACTGGGTCCCGTCCGCCGCCCCACTGACAAATCCCCGATCCAGGTTGGCGAAGAGCAGACTATCCATTTCCGGGCGCCGGGGTGTCAACCGGCAGCGGGACGCATCCGAAGAATCCAGGGTCGAACGGCTCGACCGGCCAAGGATAGGGCGGGCTCAACGCCGCCGCCGCTTTAGGCGCATCCCGCTCTGCCAGGAGCCGACGCCGCTCCCGCTCCTCCGCCAGCCGCGCCTCCTTGTCCAACCCACGGGGAGGAATCATGCCCGGCTCAGCGCCCAGGTTTGCAACCCCTCCAGATACATCTCGGCAAAGCCCTGGATGCCGATCCCCGCCGCCCGCGCCACATCGGACCGGTTCCCGCCGAAAAACGGCTCCACCAAGATCCCGGGCATGGATCCGTAATACACACTCGCGGAGCCTCGCGCGCCGCGTGGCACCACCTTCACGTTCCGGTCAGGCAACCCCAGCTTTCGGACCATCGCGGATTGCACGAACTGGCCCAGCACATGGCTCGCTGCGCTGTCACTCACCAGCGTCTCCGTCCCCGTGGCCGTCGGGCCCGCATCATTAAAATGGAGCTCGATGCTGGCGATCGCGCCGCTGGCGTTCACCGCTTTGTACACCGCCGCCAGCTCGGTCGTGTAGCTCTTGGCGGGTTTCCGGAGGAACTTCACGCACCGGAACCCATGCCGACTGCCCAAATCCACCATCCGTTCCGCGATCAGGCTATTCCAGCGGAACTCACTCATCCCGATCGGCTCCACCGCATCCGCACCCTGGGCCGACTCATTGTGTCCCACGACCACCGCGATCACCGGCAGCTCCAAGGGCGTCGGCCGCTCAACCTTTACACTGGGCCCAGGCCCGGAACTCGGGAACCCGATCAACTTATCCAACAGCTTCTTGGCTTGCGCCTGGGATGCTGGATCCCCCCACTTGTGCTCAACGTACCACCTGAGAGAGGTCAGCTGTTCCAAATTCACTAGCACGCTCATGTGCTGGCTTTCGCGAGTCAATCCGGCCCTTCACGGCATCAGAGAGACAAGCCGCCAAGGCGCACAGCAGCGTCAGCCAAAGGATCAGGCAAAAGCATCCCATGGCATCCGCGCACATCGCGCCCACTCGTTTCCATTTGCTCATACCGTCCAGATCTTCCCGGTGACTCGTGCCCCTTCCCCAGTCGTCAGAGATCCCCGCCGCGCCTGGTCCTCAAGCAAGGCTTGGATCATGTCATTCCCGCCGATCAGCGGGGGAAGCCGCAACCCACCGCGTGGGGAAGCTTCCAGGATCGGGAGCCGCACCCCAGCCATCAGCGGCCGGAAGCAGAGCTGCTCCACATGCACCGTCCAAGTCCCGTCAGGTTCCCCCTCGTCCCCAGGTGGGGACACGATCCAGATCCGGCTCAACGGCTGGACCAGCGCGGCCTCCTGTTCCGCCGCTTCTCCGGCCAGGCCCTCCAGCCCGGCCACCCCGGCCCAAACACTGGCCACCTTCGGCGTCTGCCCGGCGCCGATCTCGATCTGGGCCCACGTATCCACCGGCTCCGCCAGGATCAACCGGCCCGCGTCGGGATCCCCCAGGGCTGCCGCCACGGCATCGATCTCCGCGCGCACCGTCGGAATGGGTTGGACCACGCTCACCGTCGCCGTCCGCACCTGGCGCACATCCGCCGCCGTCCGGATCTGGGGCGTGCCGGCCGCCGTGATCGCGCTCAGCCGGGCGGACGTGGCCCCCGTCTCCGTCAGGCGATACTCCGCCGTGGGCAGATCCGTCCCATACCGTTCCGCCAGCCAGGGCTGCTCCGCGAATGTCCCGGGCCGGAAGGCCTCGATCGCCACCGGCACCACCGGGCGCGGCTCGTCAGACAGATCCACCCAGACACCCTCAATCTGCACCCGGGCACAAAACCCGTTCAGCGTCCCGGGCTGGATCCGCACCTGGAACACCTCTTCCTCAGGAGACCAGGTGCACCGCGTCAGCCAGGCATGGAGCGGCCGGGACGGCTTCGCCCGGCGTACAGACAGGATCTGGTTCCGCCGGAGGAAATCCACCACCTCCCGGTTCCAATCGTCTGCGCGGAGTCTCATATCATATCATACCGGCCAAAAAAAAGCGCGATTCGGCCCACCCGTGGCGTCCACCGTCCAGCCGATCTGGAAATCATGCGTGGCGCATTGCACCACCGCGATGGGCACCCCATCAGAGGACCAGCGCACCAGGGCCAGGGGATGATACACCCAGCCATCTTTTTGGATCACACTCCCGCCCCGGAGCAACGACCGGCGCGCCTCCGCCACCGCTTCCGGGCCCGGAGGCCTGCCGTCCGGCGTCTCCGTGGCCACCACCTCCGGCGGCACATCCGTGTCTTCCCCCGTCTTGCCAGATTGGACCCGGACGCAGACCCAGGACTCAAAGCCCACGCTGGGCTTGGTCAGAGGCAAAAGCGGGACAGACAGCGTGGGGAGTCCCTCTTCATCCAATCCATCCAAGGGGATTTCGTCGATCGTCGCCATCCGCATCGCCACCCGCCCGGGGGCCACGCTGGCGCCATCGCTGGCCAAGAGCACACGCCACGCACACGGCCAGATCGACCGTTCCGGCCGCACCGTGACGCTGGTGCCATCAGACGTTTGCCGGACCTTCACCCCAGCGCCACCCTTGACGCGGTAGCGCTTCAAAAATTGGAGCAACAAATCCCACTTCTTGCGGATCGACTGCCCCCGGCGCGCCTCAAGATCCCGGAGCGATACAGCCATAGCTCTCAGCTCTCAGTCAACCCCGTCTCAGGACAGGTAAAGCCCCGGCAACCCGATCGGCCCGGCGAATTCCCCACTCTTCCCAGAGATCACCGGCCTCCAAGGCTGCCCGAGTCGTCGGAACACCACGCCTCCGTCCAGGTAGACGATCACGCCCACCACCTCGGAGGATTCCACCGGGGCGCCAGGGCGGCGCCACCACCAGAAGCCCTCCCGCTCCGGCACAGGGCGCCATTCATCCCTCAGTTGCATTTTGCTTTGGGGGCGATGAGGCCCGCATGAGAAGGTCCTCGGTGATCTCAAACGCATTCCCGCGCTGCCGGATTTGATCTAGGATTGCTTCTTCAAACATAGCGAAATACGCTGATTTACATCGTCCCGGTCCTCTCGCATTATTCGAAATCCGGCAGCGATTACCATATCCACAAGGCCACTCCTCGTTGGCCAAAATGAGATCGGATTAGACCATGCCGATTGGCTGAATGTCTCGATTTGCCCTAGTTTTGCCGCTTCTGGATATTCGCGAAACCACCGGCCAGGGAACCCCTCGTGGGTCTGGAGTTCCCCAAGCCTATCAGCAAATCGTGACGAGGTCTGCTCGTCCGAAAAATGCGTATCTACCACGGCGGAAATCCTCGTCACGGAAGCTAGGTTTCCTAGAAATTGTGCCGGACAATCGAGATGATAGAGCAACCCAGAGCAAAACGCATGATCCCATTGCCTGCCTAGCTCCGCAATCATTTTTGCATCGGCTTGGATATACTCACAGCCCCTGCCCCGTTCGCATTGCGCGAGGTTTGAGGCTCTCGCCTCAACGCCCGTGACGTCATACCCACCATCCGAGAATGCCTGAGCGTATGCGCCGTGTCTGCACCCGATGTCCACAAGGCTCTTGCCCTCGCAAAAAAATCGAATCGCACGCTCAAGCGTGTGAATGTTGGCTGGTGGATATTCAGACATGGCTCTCCTCCATCGTCATCTGCCGCCGAAACCGCTCTGGATCAACCCATGGACCGCCTCAGGCCAGCCGCCGTATGGGCTCATCAGCAGTTCTTCGGAAATCTCAAAGGCATTCCCCCGCTGACGCACCTTGGGAGGTTGCATCAGCCAATCATGCCCGTCCACGTTCAGCTCTTCATAGCCCGTGGGGAGCTTTTTGAGGATCTTGCCCACATTCGGGATCAAGTTGGAGGGGATCCTCTTCGTGGCATAGGTCCGACGGAAAACCGCCGTGAGCTGGGGATAAGTCCGCATGCCGAACAGAGGGTTCTTTCCGTCCGCTCCGGCCGCTGCTGTTCCCGTCGATTTCGCTAACCCAGGCTTCCCTCTGCCGTCGGAAAATCCACCCCTCCCTCTGCCGGTAGAAAATCCCGGGCCGCCGCGTGATGCACGAGACCGATTGAGTGCGGTGGTAGCCGTTGGCGATCTTGGACCATAATACTTGTCCTTGTAGTAGTTGCCGCTCGTGTCCGGAGCTTGCAAAGGAAAGGTAGCCCGGCCGTCTTCTCCAATGCTGCCGCCAAAATTGGTCAGCAACTTCATCAAGAACGGATGCTCCTCAATGTCCGCTTCCCGAAAAGTCCCGTCCCATTCCATCGTTTCCGCACCCGGCTCGTCCGTGTTCAGTCCCTCGTAGGACAATTGCACATCGTATCCACCGATATTTCCAGACGGGGCCTTTTCATCGACCTGCCGATTCACCAGGGGCAACCCGATGATTTCCCGATCTCCACACGTGTCGGCATCCTCCAAGGTGGGCGCCCACCAAAGGATACTCAACTGTTTCAGCCCAGACTTAGCCGTGGTCAGCTTCGCGCCGCTTTGGCGGAATGGAGTGATATTGCTCATGTTCGGTTCAATCAAAGTACTGCTCCGACATCACTTGGTTTGTCTTGGCCGTGTTCGCCACGAGCTGTTTTAGCAAGGCCACCTGTTGCTCCCCGACCTGGTCTCGCTGGCCCCGGCCAAAGATCGAAGCAACTGCACCAGCCAAGCTCCCCAACGTGACCATGCGAGTGCCACCTCCGCCGCCTCCACCCCCTTCTTCTTCGGAGGCCATAGCGCGGGCCAAGGCCATGTTCTTGGGCGCATCCTTACGGGGGGCTGTGGCGGATGCCGTGGCGGGCGGTTCCTGAATGTTCAGTCCGGCTTGCCTCACGCTCTCCTGGATGCTCTGGGTCAGGCCCGCAAACTGCTCTTGGAGATTGGTCACATCGATCAACGGCGCGGTTCCTTGGCCCAGCTGTTGCACCATCCTAGGGATGGATTCCCGGACAGCGGCCAGCGCCTCCACTGCGGCCAACCCACCAGTGGCCGTCTGATTCAGCGCCGCGCGCGCCCCGTCTCCGCCCAAAGCGGAAGGCAACTCGGCGAAACCCTTCAGGATCTCCGTGGCGCCCCGGGTCAGCCCGGCCACGATGTCCACCATTACCGCCACGGCTCCTTGGAGCGCGGTCGTGATCTCTTCCCCAAACACCCGGGCCACCGTCTTCACTCCTTCAAAGAGCGCGTTCACGCCCTGGGCCATGGCCAGCTTCATGCCAGTGGTGAGGAGTTCCACCACGGGTTGGATCCCGCTCACAAAGCCCTCAAAAAAGCCGTTCGAGAAGTCCGCATTCTGGACAATGCCCCGGAGGCCAGCGGCAAATTCACCCAACTGCGTCACGGCACTGCCCACCAACTCACCCAGCCGTTGGATCGCGCCGGTATCTCCCAGGGCTCGGAAAAACTTCGTGACCTCATTCGTGGCCGTGGTCAGGCCATCTTTGAACCCGCCGTCCCCAAACTTCAGCGCCAGCTCTTCGACGGAGCTTTGGAGGTTCTGATAGGCACCCTTGAGGGTGTTGTTCATGATCGCGGCCAGCTCTTCCGCTTTCCCGCCGGAGTCGCCCAGTTGGCCGGTGAGGTTGCGGATGGCATCAATCTCCCGCGTGGCGATCAAGGCACCCAGTTGGCCCCGGGTCCCGAAGATCTTGGTGAACAGGCCCACCTGTTGGCTCCCGCTCAGGCCCTTGACGGCATCCCCGATCTTGCTCAACACCTGGGTGAAGCTCTGGCTGTCCAGGTTCACGTCCGCCATGCTCAGGCCCATCTCCGCCAGACCGTCCTTCACGGGAGTGATCCCGCTGGCCAGCCGCGAGAACATGGCCCGGAGGGCAGTGCCGCCCATTTCCGCGCGGATGCCATTCGTGGCCAGCACGCCCAGGATGGCGCTGGCTTCCTCGATCGGCACGCCCAGGGCCGCCGCCTGGCTGGCCGAAAACTTCAAGGCCTCGCCCAGCTGCTGGACGTTCGTGCCGCTCTTGGCCGCCGTCATGGCCATCACGTCGGCAACGCGCGCGGCCTGATCCGCTTCCAAGCCGAATCCGGCCAGGGCGCTGGTGCCGATCAGGGCCGCTTCCGCCAGTTCCAGGCCGCCTGACATGGCCAGGTTCAGCCAGCCCCCGGCACTGGCTAGGATCTGGTTTGCGTTGAAACCCTGTTGGGCCGTGAAAATCATGGCCTGAGCAGCCTGCCCGGCGGTGTATTTCGTGGTGGCACCCAGGCGCCGCGCCTCCTTTTCCAGGGAGGCCAGTTCCGTGCCCGTGGAGCTGGAGATGGCCGCCACGGAGGCCATCGAGGCATCGAAGTCCTGGATGGTCCGCGTGGCTCCGGCCAGGGAAAGCCCCGCGCCCAGCCCGCCCAAGGCCAGGCTGACCACGCCAATGGCTTTCGCCACCCCTCCCATGATGCCTTGCATGCTAGAGGCAAAGTTTCGCCCCGCCGTCATCGCGCCGCTGAAGAGGTTTCCGCTGAGCTGGGCGCCGATCTTCTTGGCTTGCTGCGCGAAGGCGGACATGGCCCGTTGAGCCGCCGTGATCGCGGCGTTCATTTGGGAGATATCGACCCCGATGCTGAGTTTCAGTGAGTTCGCCATAAACCTTTCACCAGGTGTTCCCTCCCGTGCGTTTGCGGAGCAGCACCGCCATCTGGCGCTCCGTCTTGTTCCGCTGGTACATCACCGCCCAAGCCAGGCGTCGGTCCATGTCCCGGATCGTGTGCCCGTAGGTCACGGAGTTCTCCGCCACGATGAAGGTGCCGTTCCGGGTCTCTTTTACGATGATGTTCCCCGGGCCAGCGTGCCGACGCGCCCAGGCGGGCATGGCCACGCCCATGCGCTGCGCGGCCGGTTTCCAACCGCTCATGAGGATGCCCACCTTCTTTTTCCGGTCCCGGATGTACGCGGTCAGGTCCGCGTCTGGCACCGGGATCACGGCGCGGCGTTTCCCGCCCAGAACTCGGCCGGTGCGGCTGCTGCGGTTCGCCTGGTGTTTGGCGCGGATCTCCACCCGACCGGCAGCGGTGGAGCGTCGGGACGGGCCGGCCCAGACTCGGGCGGGTTTGAAGATCTTGCGGATGTCACCCTCCACCCGGGCTTCCCCGCGTTGTTTGGCCGCCGTAAAGGTATCGTTCGGCCCCGTGCCGGGCGGGGTGATCATGATCACCGTCTTGAGGATGCCGCGCATGGCCTGGTCTGCCACCTCCTTGGCATCCCGCCGCGTCATGGCCGCGAACCGGGACAGGGAGCGATTGAGTTGAGTGACATCGGCCGTTATCATAGGGAGGCAAGGTTCTCACTCTTCCTCGGAGTCATCCGCCCCCACCTCATCCCGGTAGACCCGGGCGCGGGAGCGGAGGGCGGCGAATTCCGCCTGGAGATCCGATGTGGTCCGGGCGGCGGTGCCGTCCGGGCGGACGGTCCATTCCCCGGAGGCGCGGAGGATGTAATGCCGGTATTGGAGGGCCCGGGTAAACGGGAGCCACCACAGGATCCACTGCTCCTCCCAGCCCGTGTGCCCGGCGATCATCATCACGATGCTGGCCGTCCACCCGGGCGCGAGGACTTTCCCCGCGGTTTGGGGGTGGATCCCCCGGAGGCAGTGGGCTGTTTTTCCACGTCCACCACGGCACCGGCGGCCTGTTCACCCATGCGCTTCACCTCCACGGTGAGCTGGTTCAGGGTGGACGGCGGGAGCTCAAACGCCCACAGCTCCACCTTTTCCTTCCAGGTGCCGTCCCGGAGGCACAGGAGCACATGCGGCAGGGGCTCGCTCTGGAGCCAGGCCAAGGCCACGAGCTGCTCCAAGGGCGGCATCGTGTCCTCCGTGGCTTTGGCGCCCGTGAACAACGTGAGGCCCATTTTTCGGCAGGCATTGAACGTGCCGATCGAGAACGGACGGAGGCCCAGCTCAGGCTCTGGCAGGGTCAGGAAAGCGTCTTCGCGCAGGTCTGGCGCGGCGGTGGATTTGGATTTCGGGTTGGATGTCTTGCTCATGAGAATGGGACTGGGCTTCAGGCCGGTGGATCCAGGGCCAGGAGTTCCGCCACCCGCTCATCCGTGGCGTCCGCCGGGATGAAGTACTTCCGGTCTCCCTGACGGATCAGCACCGTGGGTGTGCCGGATTTGATGGCCTTGATCAGGGTTTTGTAGTGGCCGAACCCGTATTTCAAGAATGCGATCGGGTGATCCAGATTGCCTTGAAGCCACGCCTCATCATTCCACCGGCGGGCGAATTCCAAGAACGTGATGCGTTCTGTCTCCCCGCTGGGCAGGCGGAACTCAATGTGTTGGGCGGAATTCAGGACCCAGGTCACCTGGTGCTGCTCCCGCCCATCTCCGTCCGCCTTTTCCACGGTGTGGAAGTAGGCCTCTTTGGGATTGTGAAACCTCGCCCCACAGGCCAGGGCGGCGGCGATCAATTGGGTGTTCGTGGACCGGTCCGGACGTTCGTTGTCCTGGAGCGTGCTGAATTGGTCGCCTTCTTTCATGTCGGGTGGATTTGTGAGGCGCACCCTGTCAACCCCAGACACGACAGAGCCCGTGGGGACCCCTCCCCACGGGCTGTTGCTATCGCCGATCACTCAGTTGTCCAGTCGTACTACTTCGCAAATAAAAGGGGGCACGCGGATCAGGCCGCGTTCGGGTAATTCGTCCCGCTGGCTTCCCAGTCCGGCCAGCGGGTGTTCCCTTGGCTGCGGCGGACACGTTCCACGATGGTTTTGCCGCTGGAATACATGTTCCCGGAAGCGTCCACGCCCAGGGCCAGGGCCACGGGTAGATCTCCCGCACCGCGAAGGGAAAACTTCCGGGTGGGAGAGTGCGCCCGCACGGAGACAAAGCCGCCGGAATAGTCCAGGAGTGGCTCCGTGACTTCCACGGACTTCTCGTCCTCGAAGGACTGGAGGAGCGCGTACGCCGTCACGCTCTGGATACCTGGGATGGAGGGATTGGCTGGCATGCTCTGGCTGGTTCAGGTGCGGTTTGCGTAACTGCGCGCGGAGATCTCAAACGTGGGCATGTCCGTGTTTGTCTCCATGTTCTTTGCGGAGACGATCAGCACATCCCCCAGGGACACGTTGTTCACACTGACCACGGCCGCCAGATCCGCCGCCCCGCGCCCCGTCATGGTGATGTTCTTCGTGATCAACCGCCGGGGCTCCGCCAGGATGATCTCGCCCACCTGGTTGCGCGCGATCACGGTATCCAACGATTGTTCCTCTGTCACCTCCTCGCAATATCCCCCCACCGGCACAGACATGCCATAGGTGGAAGTCACGCCGAAATCTGGTGGAGTCGCGGGCATCGTAGAGCGGTGGCAGTCAAATCCGGAAGATGGGAGATGTCAGTCAGTGGGGCGCGTGCGTCTCACCGATCAGGTGCCGCCCCTCGTGTCGACAAATTCGGACCATGTCTTTAACTGCATCCGGGCGAATGCGGATCAAGGATCTCCCCGTGGGGCGCAAGAGCACCTCCCCCGGCGCGCCGGTCGTGGTCGTCAGCACGGCGACGACGATCAAGGCCTCGTCCTGGCTGGCGAGTTTCCATTTCACCGGCCCGATGCCAGGCACATGCACATCCCCCACAGACTCGCGGCCTGGAATGGCTTGCTTCACGAATCGTTTTGTCCGGGTGCGAAAGCTTTCCGTGATCGCATCCCCGCACCCCCTCTTTTCCTCCAGAGTCCACTCGTGATGGACGCTGTCCACAAACGCAATCGGGACCGTCTCCGGCCAATACCACGCCAGGCCGGAGGATTGCCACTCGGTCGCCTGAGTGGCGGTCAGGGCGAGGAGGAAGAGGAGGATGGATTTCATGGCAGTGCGGCCAGGGCGGCTGCCCGGGTGAAGAACGCGGTTTGGTAGGCCTGACCAAGGCCAACGATGGCCTCGCGAAACCTCGTCAGCGTGAGTTGTCGGGGCGTTCCGGTGATGTCCAGGAAGTTCACCGGGGATTCACCGGTGAGCCCGCCCAATCCCTCAGCCTCGCGCAACAACACAAGGAGTTGTGACCAGTTGGCTCGGTCGATATCATCCATGGCCAAGCACCACCCTTCCGGCGTGATGCAATGCCCGGCGGCAATGGTGGTTCGGAAGGTGGCTTCGATTGTTTCGCGCGGGTCAGGCTCCGGTTCTGGCGGTGCGTCAACCTCAACCCATCCCTTGCGGAGCAGGTTCGCGATCTCGGTCGCGTCTGCGGTAGACCGGTCAAAAGTCTGATTTTCAGGTGTGGTGAATTGCAGATAGGTCATGAGCAAGCGATTTTGAAACTGGCGGCGATAGATTGTTCGAGCCTTCGCAACAGGGGCAATGAAAGCGCGACTGGAAATCCTACAATGCACGCGATTTTCCCGTCTATACCCCGATCCGAGGTTAGGCGATTGCCAATATACAAATCAAGGTTGGACACAGCAATGTTGGATACAGCTCCTGGCGACCCGGATGCGGCTCCGTTCACGCGCAGTAGCGGAGCCGACCCGCTTGAATGACTAACTGAAGCAATCCGCCAGACTCCTATTGTGTCACTTCCTGATAAAAAATCGGAGTTTACCGCAGTGCTCGTGTATCGCAAAAAACCTGCTGCCTGATTGTAAAACAGAATCCTGACGGTAGCATCAATAATCCGCCCAAAATTCCCCGCACCTGAACGAAGGCTGAGCGCCACAATACTCAGCGACCCTCCGTCTGTCCATGCTGTTGAGGCGGTCAATCTGTCGTCCGTTCCATCAAAAATTAGCGACGGTTGGCCTCCGACAGAGACCGACTCCATTGTCGGTCTCTGTGTCCCGGTCCCGAGCGCGTGCTTGCTGTTCCCGCTCCGATCACTCCATTGATCTACGGGGCTGCCATTGGACACCCCGGAGATGTATCGCGCGTCATAGGCGACGATTGCCCCCATGTGGCGTGGGGCGAGGTGTCGTTGGCGGCGGCTCATGACGCTTTAAGTAGCAAAACCCCTGTGAGCATGGCATCTAGGGCCATGTCGTCCGCTCCCGCTGTTGGGTCGCGGGAGATACCAAGCAACGCGCGCTTGCGAGCCCCTACGGTCCCGCCCGGGGTAATTCCTGCCGTTGCCGACGTTTCGCGGTGAGTGTTCGCGCTCGCGGCGGCATCAGTCACGGTTTGCGCGGTTCCGAACGCGGAATCAATCGCATCGCCGTCAGTGAACACAAGCAGCCGCGCGGACCAGACCACGGAGCCGGTGCCTGTTGCGCACTGCCAGAAAAATGTCGCGGTGGCGGTCAACCACCCCTCAGGCCAGTGAAACCAAGCCTGCGCAAACTCCTGCGTCGCCGGATCAAAAAGCAACCCGTCCCGGTTGATGCGGTTGGTTGCCGTTTCCGAGCTGTCGATGCCACATCCAAGGGTTGTTCGGGGGATGAACTCGGATGCGTCGAATTTGATGTAATCAGCCCCTGCACCAATTGTGGCCCGCACCGCCGCCGCGTCTGCGTCATCCAACAGCGTCAAGCTGAACGCACTGACCGCCGAGGAGTTCAACTTCCCGGCCAAGGCCGTGGTCACGCTGGAGGCGAAGTTCGCGTCGTCGCTCAACGCCGCGGCGAGTTCGTCCAGGGTATTCAGCGCGCCGGGGGCGGCGCCGACCCAGGCGGCCAGATAGGCATCGAACGCTTGTTTCAGCCGCAAGGCGGAGACGCTGCGCGCGGTTTCTTCCGTGCCCGCTTCCGCGGCTGCTTGGCTGATCAGGCTCAGGGCTCCACCACCGCCGCCGCCACCATGCGTGCCCGCGATGGAGGCGACGTCTTCCACGGCGTAGGCCCGGATGGTGCCCGCCGGGCTGGAGGCTCCGGCGGTGATCTCTCCGTTCGTGGGCCGGATGGCCACGGCGATGGCGCGGAGATGGGCCACGATGCGGAGGAGGAGGTCCAGATCACTCTGGAGCTGGGCCGGGTTCGCGGCATCGATCCCGCTGAGCCGGGCCAGTTCCGCGTCCGCTTGGCGGTAGAGTTGGAGGGAGTCAGGCATGGTAAAAGGATTCAGGTGAGGGACAGGCCCAGGACGAACTCGACCCGGGTCTCCAGGGCGTCTTCAGAGGAGGCATCGCTCTCTCCCACGGCCACCAGTCCGCCCAGGGTGATGCCTTCCCCGGCCAGGGCGGTGCGGAGCTGGGGGAAGGTGGCCACGTTCCTCACATGCGCATTTCCCCGGCGGGTCAGGTCCGCATGGCGGCCAGGGGTGGCCATTTCCGCGCTGAGTGGGGTGTGGACGGTGAGGGTGGCCCGGATCGTCCAGAGGCCTCCCACATCGTTCACCGCCTCCGTGATCATGAGGATGATTCGCGGTTCCGTGGGCGGGAGATCTTCTACGGAGCGCGAGGGCCGGATTAGGGTGCCCGCCGGGAAATCCCCAACAGAGCACCAGTCAGCCAGCGCGCTTTCGACTTCCGCCGTCATGATGCCGATCCTGATCAGGCGGCCACGCCGTCCCCACGTAGGGCGCCCAAGCTGAGAAGGCCAGAGGCCAGGACAGTGCCGGCCACGCTGGGGACATCACCGGAAGCCAGGTCCTCGGCCGGCATGATTTTACCCGCCGTCGGGCTGAGGACGAGGAGGGTCTGAGCCGGGGCTCCGCCGCCGATGTTCACGAGGCCGCCGGTCTGAGCGGCCAAAGGCTGATCCGCCAGGGCTCCGTTCAGCGCGATCCCGAAGAAGACAGAGGAGGCTGCCGCGTTCGCGTCCGTCTTCCAGAGCTTTCCGTCCGATGTTTTCAGGTAAACGGCCTCACCGACCGCAACGGTTTCCCCGGCGTTGTAACGCTTATCAACCACAGCGGTGGCATGCGGGGTGATGGTGGTGGGGATGGTGACGTTCGCCATGGTCAGGATTGGGTGTCAACCGGCTCCCCATGGACGCTGATCTCGGCCAAATGGGCATCGGCCCGGATCAGGCGGACCATGTCGATGCAATGCTGCTTGTGGACATACCCTTCACCGCTGTCCGCGATGATCTGCCCGTTGCTGGCCACGAGGTGCCAACGCCATTCGTTCGCTTGATCTTGGAAAATGTTGAATTTCACGATAGGGATGCCCTGACAAACCAGGTGGTGGCGGTGGGGGTGTCTCCGCGCACTTCATCCACCGTAAACACGGCGCCGCCGTATTCGATCCGGCTCTTGTCCGGCGGGGCCTGGGGCAGGATGGTTTTGCGGATGGATGCGGTCAGGGTCCGGACCCGCTGGGTGCCCCCATCCACGCGCTGGACTTCCACAGATCCCAGGGTGATGGCGGCAAAGATGACGGAGCCGTTGACGGTGATTTCCTCCCCGCGAAGGGCGTGATTGGCCTCATCCGCGGCGGCGTGAAACGCGGCCAAGCTGGCGCGGGTCATTACTTCTTCTCCGGTTTGGCGCCTGCCTTGGCGGCCGGGAAGGTGGAGGCGGCAGCTTCCGCCGCGCGGGCGGCTTCTTCCGCTTCCTGGGCCCGGGCCTTGGCTCGGGCGGCCTCGGCATCAGCAGCGGCCTGGGCGGTGGCCTGAGCGGCGGCAGCGGCTTCGGCGGCCTGACGGGCTTCCCGCGCTTTCGCTTCCAAGTGGAGGCGGCGCTCTTCGGTTTGGTCCGGGAAGTTGTACTTCGCCGTGACGACGTTATCCACCAGGACGATCACGTGATCGTATTTGTCCCGCAACTCTCGACCCCGGGGGGTGTCAGACACCAGCTCCGCATGGGCCACGGCCACACCTTCCGCTGGGCTCCCGCCTGGGGAGACGCTGGCCGCTTCGGCCAGCGTCTCCAGGCTATGGGAGGAGCGAACCCGGGCCTTGATGGTTGAGAGATACATGGAAAAGGGGGATCAGTTCAGCTCAGCACACTCACACGCCCACGCCTCAGGCGGAGGCGGTGGCGACGATGCGCTGGAGCGCTTCCGCTTGGAGCTTTTGGAAGAGGTAGATGATGGCCAGGTCGAACTGGATTTGGCCGGTGCCGCTGTTCTTCCAAACGCGGGAAAGGAAGGTAATGCCGCTTTCCGGGTCCACCACTTCCGCCAGGGACACGGGATCCCGGTCGAAGGTGGGCTCATCCGGCACCCGGGCCACGAAGAGCCCGGCGGAGCGGGTGAAGGCAAAGCCGCGGGCGATCGGGGTGCCCAGCGTCATGTTCGTACGCCAGAACTGGAACGGGGTGATGTTGGAAAACACTCCGCCGGTCATGAGGCGGGAGCTTTGGTCCTGGCCCGTGTTCGTGTGCACGGCGATGTGGTCCGTGGCCCATTCGCCATAGGCCGCCGGGGAAAGGACCACGGTGGCGTTGGTGCGATCGACCAGGTCCCGGCCGAAGAGCGCGGTGTCGATCTCCACTTCCTTGGCGCGGGTGAAGGTGCTGGCCGCACTCACAGTTTCCGTGGGGTAATTCACCACGGTGAGGGTGGCCAGGAAATCGGTCACCATCTTCTTCTTCAGGCCGTGGAGCATCATCCGGTTCACTTTGGAACGGAGGGTGTTGTAGGCCAGATCCTCGCGCGGGGCGCCCGTGAGGACGCGGTATTCCGCGGCCGTGAGGGCCATGGACACGGCCGTCACGGCCGAGGGCAAGGTGACGGTGACGTCCGCCTTGGCGGTGAAGTCCGGCGCGATGTAACCGCCAGCACCGACGGTGTACGGCGTGAACGCGGACGAGAAGTCCTTGATCGTCACCGTGCTCCCGGGGCGGAGACTGCGGACCAGGCCGCCGTCCGCCGTTTCCTCCCCAAAGTTCAGGCTCAACCGGAGCAATGGCCGAAGATCGGTCACGAGATCATCCACGATGTCGTGGACGAGGAGAGAGTTCGTCAGGGCTCCGAAATTGTTTGCCATAGGAGTGGTGAGTTAGTGAGGGAGGTGAAAAATCAGGTGCGTGCTGTCGACGTGGCCGGAATGTCAAATCAGGCCTTGATGTCCCGGAGCTGACGGGCCAGTTGGGCTTTGCGGAGCGGATCCTGCTCCACCGCAAACTCTTCGGTGATGCGCTCCCGGTCCGTCTGGCCAGGAGTGGCGCTGGACGCGGGCAGATCCGTGGAAGGCACGCCCAGGGCGGCCAGCTCATCCGTGACAGCGGCGCCCAGGGTGCGATCGCGCTCTTGCGCCTGAGACAGCAGATCCGTGGCAGCGGCAGCCTCTGCGGCCAGCCGATCACGCTCCGTGGTGAGGGCGGTGACCTGCTCCGTGAGGCGGGCGTTTTCCGCGCGGAAGGAGCCCAGCTCGGCCCGCATGGTGCGGTTTTCCGCCAGGAGCCCGGCTTTCTCGGTCACCATGGCCCGGGCCTGATCCAGGAAGCCGGGACGCGGCGCGCTGGCGGATTCCGGAGCGGTGCCCGCTTCCACGGACGGCTCAAAAGAGGTGACCGCCAGAGCCGGAGCTTCCAGGGCAGCGGCGGCGGGAGATTCGGTGGAGGCGGGCTCGTTGTCCATCTCTGGCGGGGTAGCGTCAAACGAACCGGGTCTGGCGCTCTTCCATGAGGCGCGCCAGGAGGTGGTGCACGGAAGGGACGATGCCGTCGATAAGTCCCGCTTCCAGGGCTTCCTCCCCAGACATCCAGCGGCCATCCAACGCGGCGCGACTGATCCCGGGGCGCCAGTCCGTCACCGCCTTCTTGAAGGCACCGCCAGTGGCATCCACCCGGGCTTGGAGGAACTCTCGCTCCTCTTTGGATAGGGCTTTGCCCGGGATGCCGATGCCTTTGAGCGCGCCGTCCCGGAAGACGTCCATCTTGAGGCCTTTCTTGGCCATATACTCGCCCTGATCGAGGAGGGCGATGTAGGCCGAAATACTGCCGACGACGGCGGTGGATGGTGCGTAAATCTCCTGGCACGCGGCCGCCAGCCAATATCCAGCAGAGGCGGCCTCCACATCCAGATACCCCACGGTCCGCTTGTCTGCCGATAGCTCCCGGATCAGTGAGGCTACGTCTCCCACGCCGGACGCTGTCCCGCCCGGTGTGTTGAAGCGGAAGACGACGGTGTGGACATCCCTCCGGCGGCCCAGGGCCACGACGGCATTTTCCAGCGTGGCCAGATCGTAGCCATCCGCACAGAGCATCTCCAGAAGGCTGAGGTGTTTGCCGATGGTGCCCGCGACGTCGATGAGCGCGAACCCGGCATCGATCTTCACCGGGGCCAGGGCTTGCTCACCCACAGGGAAAGCGGCCGTGCCGGGAGCGATGGCGGCATGTTCGATCGTGGTCCCTGCCGGAAGCTGGACCGGCAACGCGCTGCCCGCCAGGTAATCCGCCAATCCCGCCCCCATGGCCCGGTGCACATCCGGCCGGATGAGCCAGGGTTCAGCGAGGAATTTGGTGAGGAGACGCGTGGGGATCATGTCAGAGGGAGGGTGTAAATCACGCGGCCTGGGCTACCGGCGGCGGTGGTGGTGGGAAGAGGCCTGGGAAGGCCTCGTCCGGGCGGAGTTGGTTCTCCGCGCAACGCCGCTTGATGTAGGCCGTCTCGATGATCTTCTGGTCGATCTTGTCTTGCCAGAAAGCGCCGCGCTCGCCCCACTCGTCAAGGAACGTGGTCATGCCCGCGCCAAGCTGGGTGATGGAAAGCGCTCCATCCCGGCCCAGATCGATGGTCATGTCCGGCTGGCCAATCCAAAGGACTTTCCCGGGGAGATACCAGAATTCGTCAGACGGGGCGCGGAGTCGACCCGCTTTGATCTCCCGGGCGATGAAGTAAACGAACACCCGCTGGCACCATTGGGCTAAGAGGTGGTGCTCATTCAGGAGCCAGCGCTGGACCTCAGCCAGCACTGATCTCACCCCGGGCCCGGTCAGGCCGGAGATATCGCACATGACCTCATAAGGGAAATCCGCCGCCCAGGAGCAATCCCGCATCAGGGCTTTTTCAAAATCTTGCTGGTTCGGATGCGGCCGCCCATCCGCCACCACTCGGACGTGCTCGCCCGGGGCCAAGCGCGGCACGGATGCCCCGGCGTAGACCGCCTCCCAGTTGATCGCGACGTTGCCGCCCTTGCCATCCGCCTCTTGGGTCTGGATCAGGGGCCCGGTCATCCCGCCGCCGGGGAAGTTCACAACCTGGCCCAGGTCGCGCTCGATCACGGTGCCGACCCTCGCCCGCTCCTTGATCCCCACCTTGGTGAAGCCTCGGCTCTCCACGATGTCGATCATGTTGCACACCGCGCCGGTGAGGATGGACTGGCCACGGGTCTGGCCGTGAGACTTGAAGGTGCCCAGGTAGATGGTGTTGCGCGCCGCGATCTCCGAAAACTTGCTGGGATCTACTCCGTCCCGGATCTGGTAGGCCAGGTGTTTGCCCCATGGATCCAGCCGGACTCCCATGTGATCCCGCCAGTCTGGCTTGCGGGTTTTGCTCAGCGCGGCCCGGCCGGTGATCTGGTGCCCTTCGTAAAAGCCGAAACGGGCGCCGCCCGCCTGGGTCTCCGTGAGGACGGTGAGGTGATCGCCATCCCGGAACCGGGAGCGGTTCGCCTGCCGTTGCGCGCCCCAAAAGTCGAACCGGCCCGCCATATCGAACAGCTCCGGAGACCCGGCCCGGGCGCGGAAGGCATCGAACGCCAACTTGTTCCAGGCCTCGTCACTGCTGATGGGCTGCGGGGTGAGGGTGCCCACGAATTTCGTGAGGCCATCGATCATGCGGTTCGCGAACCCGAAGTTCCCCACCAGCCAGTGGACCCGGCGCCGGATTTCCGCGTGGCTCAACTCCGTCCACTGGCGGCGGGTGTCGTCGGTGGGGAAATAGAGGTAGCCGCGATTTGGGCTGTCGTTGGCCGCCTCGAACCCGGAGGACAGGAAAAACGGGCGCGGGCCGGAAGTCGGGCCCGTGGCGCTAACGGACAAGTTGGGGCGGCTCCCCGCGCGGGGAGCCGTCCCAGCCTTCTTGGTAAGTTTCTTGCCCATGTTCAAACGCGCACTGCGGACAGGTCAAAGCGGACGTGAGGCTGGCCTCCGCCATCCGGCGCGGCGGCGGGATTCCCTGGATCGCCCAGGCGCCGCAAGGCTTCCTGGCAGGCGCGCATGAAGTTTTCCCGAAGCTCCGGCTTGTCGAGGACGATGCCGGAGTGGGCCTCGCCCTCCAACTGGCTGCCGGTAATGACCACGGTGGTGCTCAGTCCACCCATGTGGGCCTGGAGCACGGACTTCCAAGCCGCCCGGATCGCGGCAGCATCAAGAAACTCGATGAGGCTCGCGACGAGAATTTGGTCCATCGTCTGCGGTCGGGGTGTCAACCGTGCCGCCCTGGGCCATGGCCCGCCGTTGCGTCTCCACGATCATGGAGCTGAGGAGGATCTGTTTCAGGCAGTCGCCCCAGTGGTCATTCGGCAGGCGCTTCCACCGCCGGGTGCGGGACAGGGCCCGGTCTTCCATCATCTGCTGGCCGGAGAGATGGGCCACCAGCTCGGCATCGGCATCCCCAGGGATCCAGACGCGCGGGGTGCCCAGCTCTTGGATCCGGCGGACGTAGAGTTCGTATTTCAGCGTGAAGTCGCTGAAGTTGTAGATCTTCAGGCCCGGATGGCTCCGGACGTCCGCCTCGGACCAGGTGCCAAAGGTGGCGTCCTGCCCCCGCGTGGGCCACCAGCGGCCTTTCGTGTTGTAACAAAACGTTTCCACGCGCTCCGGCATGTAACCGGCATCGCACAAGCCGCGCGGCCAGGTGTGGCCATCGATCGCGTCCGGCAGCTTGCCCAGGTCTTCGACCGCCATGCACGTGCCCCAGTCCAAGACCGCGATGTCCCCGTTCTTGTGCACGGCGCCGATCATCCAGTGCGTCCGGTGCTGGCCCGGATCCGCCGCCGCCAGGAGGTAATCCACCTCCCCCCGGACCTGGCGCCGGAGATACCAATCCGCCCGGCAGCGCTCCACCGCCTCCTTCTTGACGCGGACCGCAACCTTGGAGAAGGGCTTGGCCAGCCAGGAGTTCGTGAAGTTCTCGAGGCCGAAGAGGTCGTGGCCGTTCAAGAACTCCACCGCCACGTCTCCCCAGGTGATCCGTGGAGAGTAAAGGGACGGGAGCCGGAAGGACCGGAACGCCTGGGTGCCAGCGGGGAACTCCGGGACCCATTGGCCGGTGTCCAGCATGTCGATCTTGGCCTCGTTGGGGATCGGGAACCCGCACTTCGGGCAGATGTAACGGGCCTGGGCCTTCACGGCATCCTCCACCCAGACCCCTGCGGCATTGCGGCACGTCTCTGGCCAGACGATGGACCGGTAGCCCGTGGCCTCGTCGTGGTCGAACTCCAGCGGGAAGTCGCCCCGGCAGTTGGGGCACTCCAAATGGTTCAAGCACTGATCGCCCCGGCAAAACTCGTGCCAGAAGAGGTGGTTCTCGTGGTTCGGGCTGGACGAGAGGTAGCGGAAGGCGATGTCCTTGAAGTCCTTGGCGCGCTCCGTCGCCAGCTTGATGGGGTGCGCTTCCGGGGCATCCTCGCTCTCGCGGTGGATGATCTTGCAAGCCTCGTCGATGACGATGATCCCTTTGCTCCGGCCGGAGAGCTGAGTCGGAGAATTCGCCCCCACCAGGCTCAGCTCCATCCCCAGCATGTGCATTTCCAGGGCCTGGAACAGATCGGCGTTCGGGGGCTTGAGCTCCGCCAAGCAGGGGTTGGCATTGATCAGCGGGTGGAACTTCTCGAACGCGATGACCTTCCGGGCAAAGTCCTCCGCCGGGACCACGTAGAGCGCCGGGAGCGGGTTCCACTTCATCCGATACGCCACCCCCAGGACCGCGCTCAAGGTCTTCATGAGCTGCGTGCCGGCCGCGACGACGACGTCATTGGTTCCAGACTCCGGGTGCCAGGTGTTTAGGATCTCGCGCTGGAACGGCAGCGCCCGGAACGGCCCCGGAGATCGCGGGGACATCTTCCGGGGGATCTTGATGTTCTCCTCCAACCAATCGGCAGGGAGCGGCCGCTTCCGCACCGCGAAGGAGCGCATGAACTCAGCGTAACGGCTCATCCCAACGGCCCCCAAAACGCGCGCGGCACCTCCGCCACCTGGCCGTCGATCACCCACCGGTGGAGATCACAGACATCGCCCCAGAAATCGCAATGCCACCGGGCCACCGCTACGCACGGCCGCCCCTCGGTGCACTGCTGGCACTGACCCGCCGGGATCAAGCAGCCGTCGCCAGCTCCTCCACCGCGGGGTTGAACTTCAATTCCAGCCATTTGGTTCCTGCCCGAATCGCCTGAATGGGATTCTCTGGATTCGCTTCGGACGCGATGTCCTGGGGAAACCGCTCAATTACCCCAGCCAGAAGCTGAGCCCCGCTGAGTAGTTTCTCATATTCGGCCCGGGACAATAGCTCCCGAGATTCTATTTGAGCCTGGACCCGGGCCCGCCGGGCTTCGATGTAGGCCTTCCGGGCCTCACAAGCCAATTTCGTGAACCCGCCCGCCAGCATGGCCTGACCTTTCTGAGTCGCGGCCAGCGCTTGCCGACTCGCCTCCTGCCACAGCTCCCAGTGGCGCCGCTCCATCTCCACAGGATCCCCCATGATCGGCGGCAGATCCATGCTCACCGGGCCCGCCGGATCCACCGGCCCGCATTTCGGTTCCAGGACCAACTCCTCCCCGGAAGCCCGAACCCGGCCCTCAGCGGTGGCCACGAACTCCCGCCACTTCTCGGTCTCGTGCTTGGCATTCCACTGAGCCGACCGGAGCTTCAACCCCGACGCCTCGGCAAAAGCCCGAATCATCTGAGCCCTGGAGTGGTTCGCCACATTGCGCCCCGCCTGTCAATTGCGCTTTGCTCATTGCGCCACTTCTCCCGTTTCGAGCGGGGGACAAGAGCCC